TACGTAGAAAAGGTTATGGAAATGAAAAACAAATCTTATGATCAACAATTCAAATAAATATTATGGATATTAAAATAGCAGAAATAGAAGACATCTTCAAAGAAATATTTGATGAAGAAGAAGGTGTTGTTAAATCAGTAGAAACGGTTTATGAAAAGCCAAAAGATAAAAGTTCCGACTTTCTTAAATTGATAATATCTATACAAGGTCTATCAACAGATGATAGTACAATTATACATACTAAGTTTTTATTTAAAACTGATTTAAATAAAAATAAAATAATCGATGATTCGTTTTTATATCTCTATGATATAAATTGTGTTTATCATAAAATAGATTTTTCTAGTATAATCGATCTTAAAAAGAATATTGAGGATATAATTGATGCAAATAAATTTGGTGATGATTTAATAAGACTATCTGACTTTATTGAAGCACCTGCTATGTTCTTAAATTATTATATGAAAAGATCTAAGATAGATGATTATTCTATATTTGATGTGATGTATGAGCCTAAATTTAAAACAACACCTTGTGATAAAACAACATTTGATTTTAAAATAAACATTAATAATAATTATACAATCGAGTTATCAATTCATAAAATTGATGCAAAGGATGATGAGGATGTAAATACTTATAAATTTCAATTCACATTTATGGATGAAATAATCATATCAGAAACAGACGATCTTAAAAATATTCACTATTTCATAGGATCAAATATTGCTAAGATACTTGATAAGAAATTAAAAAGAGGTGAATGAGACATATAACTAAATTTATAAAGTTTTTAACCGAAAGTGAAGAATGGGATAAAGATGATCTAAATGATTTTTTAATACCACTTAAACATATGGGTTTAGAAGTGCGTGTTAATGATAAACACACTATTTTAGCAGGCGAGTATGAAGGTAGAGAAATAACTACAATTAGAATATTTTTGAATTTGGATAAGGTAGAATTAGGTACTTCAAAAGGATCATATTTATATTATGGTACTATCTATGATGATAGAATATGGGAAATATTAGATGAAGTATGTACACTTAAAAGAAGATTGGAATCAGATAAAGTATTTATACACTTAACAACTGCTGAAATACAATTATCATATTTACATGGTCAAACTGATACAAATACGCTAGAATTCAAATTAAAAAAACTGAAGTCTGAAATAGATTCAAGACATAGAAGTTCGAAAAGTGATTTCGCAAATTGTGTTACTGTTGTAGTAAAAGATGATGCAGTGATCGTTAATTGTTCTATGGCTTATACACGAAGAAAGTGGAGCTCACTGGTAAAAGGTATTGATTTTTCTGATTGGAATTTAGATTTCAAAGAAAATATTGGTAGAGGATTATATGATGCTGCTGAAATAATAATAACGCCAAAAAATTAATTTTTTAAAATAATATATAAGATATGAATAGAGATAATCAACCGACATTTAATGTTAATAGAAAGATTGCTAACTTTAGTGATTTTGCTACTAACAAAGATAGTTTAAAGAAAGCAAAACTTCAAACTAAACCTAATTCAGAAGACCAACAACATATTGGTAATGATAGAAACGAGTTTGATCCAATTACTCATAAAGTAACTCAGGTTACACCAGATGAAGTAAAAGATAAACTAGATGCTATCGAAGAGTTAGAAGGTGATGATAATAAAACCGTAAAGAAGTTTAAAGTGTTTAAAAAATAAAAAAGAGAGTCATTTGACTCTCTTTTTGTTTATAGCAACTTATCTATATTCAGATCTCTTTTAACTCTCTTAGTTATATTACCAAGTGTGATATCATATAAATCTTGATCAGTTAAATCATCAATATGATCTTGGTGTTTGTTATACCACTCATAAAATATATCAATACTAGATTCAACTATTTCTATGAATTTTATATTATTAAAATTATCATAAGAACAAACTAATATATTAGTAAACTCATCATTATCATAAGTTATTGATATGCCTATATTCCAATCTATTGTTACAAAAAAACCTAACCCGGTTATTCTATCAAACTCTTCTTCAATCTCCATTTTCTATAACTTTATTTATACGAAAATCTCGTTTCTCTATCAACTCATAAGGTTCTATTGAAATACTACCATCCGAAATTGATAACTCCCATTCAACACCAGTCCTTTGATCAATCAAAACTAAACGATCCATCCTAGTAATACCTTCGATATCCGCAGTTAATTCACTACTTTTTTCACTAACATTAAGAATGCTATTAGAAACACTAACATTGTTGCCACTATTTTGACTATTTGTATTATTCGTTGCAAATAACGCAGAAGTTCTTTTTTTCCTACTCATCTAAAAGATCATCTATTTTTTTATCTCTAATTCTGGAAATTACTTCGGATGGTAAATCCGGTTGTTCATCATCTCTTACATATACTAATTTTGAATCAATTTTATTATATGATATAGGTATCTCTATAAGTATTCTAGGATTAAAAGTGTAATCACTATTTATAGAGAATTTAAAATCACCTATATTTATTTTAATGTCATTGAATAATAATATTTTAGTGTCATTATATCGAGCGATTGGATCAACATAGATATTTTTATCAGAAACCGATCCAACAATATAAGATGTACCCATTGATGCATTTTTAAAAGGTAATGTAACAAACGGAAAACCATCTTGTATATTAGTACAAATCCTAGAATTAGACATTAAATTTGTATATCCTTGCTCTCTTACTATATAATTACATAAATCTGTACCTACTCTATATCCACTTTTTCTCAAATCTATAACCTCATATTCATATGAATATGACATTTCTTTACTTACTTTATTATCAATATGATTTCTAATCTCAGATCTTAAATGACTTATAAAATGATTTAAAACATCTATCTCTAAGATATCTGGATATGAAGTCGGTGAAGTAACTGATATTTTATAAAATTCAAAATTATTAAGAGATTTATCTTCTTTATAATAATCATTATATTCAAATAGTTCTACTTCACCGCTATTGAGCAAATCAATTATTTCCATATTACACCCTTTCTCCTGTCTCTGGGTCGTAATTCATAATTAACAATTCAATACCCTTTTCTTTTTCAACACCTTCTGTTTTAATTACAGATGATGGTCTATGGAATTCTTTTGAAGTCCAAATGTATTTATCTTTTGGTAAAATTTCTTCCAATAAAGGAAAGTAATAGTAAGATAAAGACCATCTAGATTTAGTAGTTTTCAACAACTCTAATAATCTTCTATGAGAAGCAACACCAAACGTGTTCTCATCGTCACATCCATACCAAAATAAACGTCTACCATCATCATCGTTTTTAACGTCGTTAAAACGAGCGTATGGTGGGTCTAAATAGATGTATGTATCTTCGGAATCGTGCATACGGATAACTTCTTCAAAATCTAAGTTATTGAACTCTGAAATCTTTTGTAATCTCTCAGTATATTTGTTTTTCTCTAATTTATTCATAAGAATAGTTAGATTTAACTTATCTTTTGCTTTTTTGTAACCAGTGAATCCACCACCTCTTGGATAAACACTAGAAAACGAAGATGTGATCAAGAATGCATAAATAGCAGCAACCTTAAAATCACCTATCTCAAAATCCATATCATCTAAGAATGTGTTTCTAATGTAATCTCTATAAATCGCTTTATAGAAGTCCCATTTTTCTTCTGGTGTTGTTACTTCTGTATATAAAAGACCACCTGGTGCTAAAAGTGCTTTTAACTCTGGTAAGAATTCTAATGGACTTGCACAACATCTAATTAAGTTTGCTTGGTGTCTGTTACGATCGTTAAATACAACTGTATTAAATTCTAATTTAGAATCTAAATAGATTGCAAATGATCCAGAGAATGGTTCAACATAGGTTGTACAATCCTTAGGAATGTTTGGTGTGATGAATGATTGGAAGTTTGCTTTTCCGCCAAAGTATGATATTATGCTCATTTTCAGTTAGTTATTATTTTTTCTATATTTAGTTTTACTATTACTTATAGTGACCGCCAATTCAAAAGTTTTCCCCCGAAGTTATTTAATTATTCCCATAAAAAGGATAGTTTAATTTTAATATATAAAATATGAGTATATTAAAATATAGTAAATTTTTAAAAGATTTATCGGAGTCTTTATACACATCAAATGTAGATATAAAATGGATAGATAACACAGATAGATTAATCGGTTTGTTCAAAGTAGGTGAAAATACATATCAACTAGATTTTAAATTAACAGGTGATGCTTGGTCATATAAATTCTATTTAGCAAAAAAAGGAGTTAATAATAAAATAGAACTATCGCCAAATGCAACGGGTATAGATACTGATAAATATGTAGTTTTATCTACCTCAAAAAGAGGTATCATATATTTAATTGAAAATAAATCACCAAATGCTATAGTTTTTTGTGCTCTTAGTGAGGATGAAATGAAGAAAACTAAAAAAGATGATAAATTACTAACAAAGAGACAAAGTATTTATTTAAATATGGTTGAACAAATACCGGAAAAATATATCAATTATACATACAACATAAATAATATAAACAATAATCAAATATATGTGATATATAAACTAAATTTAGATGATCTAGATTACACATTTGATAATGTAGAGAAAATAATAAAAGATTATATTACCGACTTTGATTGAGAAAATCCCCAAGACTATCTGGTCTTTTTACTCCTTTTATCTCATCTCTTACTTTCATAAGTATTTTACCAAGATGATTTTCACCTTTACCTTTACACTTATCACAAGAGCATTGGCCCCAGTAGACATCGTGCCAAAAATTCCCTTCAATTATAGGTAGATCTTCTGTGGATAAAAGTAATTCTTTTAAATCTTCTTGTTTAAATTTCTCACGAACCGCCCAATTCATAAAGTCTAATTTCTTTTCATCCCAATCAGATCTTACTTTCATTTGTTGTCCCATTTTTTTAACAACCGCTGCGCTTACCGTTTTAGCAATGATTTCTCTAAAATCACCAACGGTATATTGATTACCATTAAAGTATTGAGAAGTATTACACTTCATAGCAACGTAGTGGTGTTCTACGGAAGGATAAGTAATTCCTTGGTGTTCTATTTTACAAGGATGGAAATTCGATAAGAAACGCCATCTACCTTCAAATTTTTCTATCATACATTTTAATTATTTTACCAATACCACCAATTTACATCTTTATAATTGTCATTGAATTCGGTATCATAACCTTTTAGTATTTTTATTAAGTTTTGTTTAGACTTTGCTTTTTGAGATCTATTACGAAGTTTTCTCCAACTTTTAGGTGCATTTTTACCATATTGTCTATAATAGAATTTGTGAGTTATTCTACTATCTATTTCTGCTTCTCTGGTTGTTTTTAATCTACCCCAAGGTATTGCATTATCTTCTACTTTGAGTAAAAGATATTCTTTTTCAAGCAACCATTTTTTATTAAAGTGTCTTTTCATATTGTAAGTTATTTTTTGAGTACTTACAATCGATCTAATAATTTCTTCATAATTCTTTTTCATTAAAAAACACCTCACTCCCGTTTAGGAAGTGAGGTGTAAAAAGTCAGATCGCTCTGACACTTGTGGAAGTGATCCCGCACTGCCCGGGATGTACTACTCAGTTGTTAATAACTAATCTTCACAGGCTTAGTAAGTTTTTCTTACACTTACAAAATAGTTGATTTTAACCCAAAGTTCAACAAAATGGTTTTCACATTTACTGCGTGATACAGTCGGAGAATTTTTTCGATTGGCTCTCTTATTAAACCAACTCTGGAGTGTTAACTCCAATTGCTTTTAGGGTCGCTACTAAGTCTTCACGAGTTCCTACTTCATTTGTTTTGCCATTTACGACGTTATCTCTTAATTTATAAATCGGACACTAGACAACCCGATACCTGCATAATCACCACCAATCTGCTAGGCGAATCTATGACACCCCCTTGTTTATTGTTGTAATTATTTTCTTTTACAAAGATATATATAATATTCGAAAAACCTAATAAAGTTTATTTTTTATTTTTCAAAATCTTTGAATCCTCTTATTCTTTTTAAATTTTCATTAAAAGATCTCATTGTTGGTAGAGAATTCCAATCAACGGAAACACTAGCACTACATAATTTAATTAAGTGAGTCATATTTTGTTTTTCTTGTGATGTGTGTTCATTATAATATCCAACAGATACATTTGTGCACTCAGGTATTAAATCCATAAAGAATGCAGAATCTGTGAATATACCAGTATTATCTGGTTTCATACTAAATCCTAATTTATTATATTCTGAACAAAGCGCATTTGCAAAATCATTTGAACAACAATCTCTTCTAAGTTGTTTCGTTATAATGGAATGACAATCTCTTCTATCAAAGGAAACACATCTTTCTATATTTTTTAAATAATCTACTTCCTCAAATACATCTGCTAAATCTCCTGATCCAATACCACCTACTTCTTCTGCAATAAAGAAATAATAAAGTCCTGGTACATTATTAGCGATCATATAAAGCATTACCGTAACACCTGCTTTATCATCTGCACCAAGTATAGACTTACCATCGGTAACAATCATTTCTTCACCATTTTCAACATAACTATATAAAGTAGTATCATTTTGTCTTCTATCTGCGGTATCTAAATGAGATGTAAACATAGTTGTTGGGTTAGAACCAATTATTTTATAATAATTACCAACTCTATCTTTTGTTAAACTAGGTAAAAACTTTAATACTTCGTCCTCGTGGCCATTTGGATATGTTTTTGTTGTTAAAGATAGAAAAGTATATCTAGGATCTGTTGGATTGTAAGAGAAATCTTCTACTTTAATAAGGTTCTTTTTCATATATTATCAGTTATTTTAATATTATCTGCTGAGAAAACAACATAACTTTTATTATTGATATCAACATTTACTTCGCCTAAGTTAGTGTTTTTTTCCTTTTTAACAAAATCTTTACCACAAAAAACAACATTTACTTTATCAACATTTTTCAAATTGTACTTTTTATCATCAACTAACATAACACTGTTATCTCTTACAATATCTGCTGCTAGTTTAATAACCTCATCCGGAACAATATTATCAGCATTTGTTTTTATTATTAAGTGTGTACCCATTACCTTATTATTATTTCCGACACTATCAACGTGCATCCATATATCATTTTTACTAGGAGCGAAACCACCTATTGAGTTTGCATATTTACCAGAGTGCATATTAGTTAAATATTCATTAGATTTTGCATTTTTACCATAATAGATATTAAATTTATTACCTAAATCATCTAATATTTCTTTGTGTTTTATGGTAAATCCTAAATCTACAAACCTATTTAAATCATCTTTTATTAGGTTAATCAAAGATTCACTAAAGTTATTATATTTTAATATTATCATAGAGTATATATTATTTATATAAAACAAAAAAGCCTCTCTTTTCAGAGAAGCTTTTTTTATCTTTTATACTATTAGTTAAGATTAGTTCAATAATTGAGAAGCATCTTTAACTTGGATAGTCATAAATTGTTTTTGTGGGAACCATCCAACTTCTGCAACAGCATATCTAGATCTTAGTAACATTCTTGGTGCGAAAGTCGCTTCAGAAATAACTGAGATAGATTGTGCCATCAAGTAAGGTACGAAAATGATACCTGGTTGATCTGGGTTATTTTTTCTTCCTAAAACGATTCTGTTATCATTATATCTCATGTAAGGATCAACATAGATAGCGATATCTCCGATTGTTCCAACAGGGTATAATTGACCTTGTCCGTTTAATTTAGATCTAACTGGGTTAATTGTGTAACCAGCGATGTCTTGAAGAGCAGCTGCTAAACCTCCATTTGTGATAAGGTATTGAGCAGGTCCTACACGACCCTCAGTTGCGATGTAGTTAGAAGCGTGAGCAATTTTCGTGATCAATTTTCTTTGTACAGCGTGAGTAGTTTCACCACCAACAACACCAGTACCAGCATAAGCAGTATCTAAGTCAAAGATAGTGTGACCAGTGATAGTAGGAGTACCAGCGAAAGCAGGAGCATTAGTTCTATTTAAAGAACCCATTTCGAAGATTTTAGCAACGATTTGTTTAGAAATTGTTTGAGACAATTCGTTAACAAGGATAGATTCCATTTTTTGAACGATATCCATACCTGTGTTTGCTTTGATATCTTCGATTTCTGTTCTTCTTAAAGCTGAAGATACTTCAATAGTACCAACTGCGATAGTTTTAGAAGAGATTTTTGGTCCGATAACTCCAGCATAAGAATCATCATCAGCTTGACGACCCATTGGATAATCACCAGTTGCTAAATTAGCAGTCCAGTTAGCAGAGAAACCTGGGATGTGATCCTCTAATGCAGATACTAATTGTATCTCAGGATTTCCAGTTACTGCAACAGTACCAATATAGTTAATTTGGTCTGCCATAGATTGTGTTGGGTTGAAAGAGTTTCTTGTTGCGTCAAAAGACCAAAGAGAATTAGCTCCACCACCAACACCAGTGTGTGCAGTGTTTGCTTGTCTGTATGCTCTAAACATTGGGTAACCATCTACTCTTGAGAATCCTAAGAATTCTAAAACACCTGCTTTAGATCCTGCTTCAAGCGCAGCAATATCACCTGCAGTGTTTGCTAATGCATTATTACCTGCGAAGTTAGCAACAAATACTCTACCTGATACGATACCACCAGAGTTTAAGTTAGCAGAACCTAAATTAGCATTAATGTGATTAGCAATAGCTGTTTGATTAGTTGAACCATCAGCTTTTAATTTGAAAACTTGTGGTCTCTCATCTTGTGAGTTAGTTGATCTAGAATCATCATATTGGAAATCAATATAAAGTAAATCGATTTTCGGACCAGGTGTTGGTTTAACAGCTACTAAATCTAAACCGATTGTTTGAGCAGCAATTTTCATTGCAACTGGTAACAAGTTTTGACCTACGTCTCCTGAACCATTTACAGCACCAAGTGCGTTTAAAGTTTGTCCTGCTTGACCACCAATTATTGGATTCAATACTGCACCCATACCTCCTACGTTTGAAGCATTTACGTATGCGTTTTCGTTGATTGAGTGAAATTCAGCGTATTCCGCCATCCATTCAACTCTATCACCTGTTACTCCCATGTTTTCTAAAACTGGAGCCCATTTCTTAGTTGCTTTCGCGTTGTCTATTCTAATGTGTGACATAATTTATTTTTTTTATTTTTTTTTTAATATTCTATATATAATCTTTATTTTACTCGTTTTCACAAGATTGGATTTTTTATAGATTAAATGTTTTTGAATCTTTCCATAATAGCAGAAACTTCATTATCAGACAATTTATCCTCTTGGATTAATGCTTCATGAGAAACTAGCTTTTTAGTTGTAGATTCATTCTTTTTAAGATTTCTAGTATTCCAGAAATGCTCAACTTGTGATTCAGTCATTAAAACTTCTTCAGGGTATAATCTAGCTTGTGATAAAATAGATTTTTTACCTGATTCATTTAACTGATCCCAGATAGCCTTTGTGTTCTCAGGCATTAATCTGATTACTCTTTCTTCAAGAGTTTCGTTTTTAGTTGATAAAGACTCGGAGATCAATGATAATACTTCTTTTTGTGTGAAGTAACTTCTTTCGTTTATGTGAAGTTTAACAGTATCTTGTTCTTCGTTTGTCAATGCATAATAGCTATCAACTTGTGATTTAGATAAGAATTTTAAGAAATTCAAATCTGATGTCTCAGAAACTTTACGTTTTTTAGCTTCTTCGATTAATTTATCAATAGATTCTGACAATTCTGATTCAGAATTCCCGTTTACCTCATAGTTATTTGGTCCACAATTTTCATCTTCTTCTTCGTCTTCATTATCTTCGTGTGCATAAGCGTGCTCTGGTGCTACCTCAGCAATACCATTACCTTCGTGTGCTTCTTCTTCGTGTGCTTCTTCTTCTTCGTGTGCATATTCCTCTTCTTTCTCTTCGTGAGATTCAAAACCATGTGCATTCAATGATGGATATCCACCTTCTGATTCATTTAATTTACCACCATTTAATTTTTCAGTAATTAAACCTGCATAAGAAATAGTTTTATCTAAATTTTCGGCGATATATTCAGAGTAAGCGATGTTATCATCTAAATGTTCAGCGATGTACTCAGAATAAGCGATATTACCTTCAACGTGCTCAGCTAAATATTCAGAATAAGCAATAGAGTTATCAACGTTTTCAGCGATATACTCAGCATATGCGATGTTTTTGTCTAAATTTTCAGCGATATACTCAGAATAAGCGATGTTTTTATCAACACTTTCAGCGATGTACTCAGAATAAGCGATATTCTTGTCTAAATTTTCAGCTAAATATTCAGAATAACCAATGTTTTTATCTAAGTTTTCAGCGATGTACTCAGAATAAGAAATATTCTTGTCTAAATTTTCAGCCAAATACTCTGTATAAGAAATGTTTTTATCAACATTTTCTGCAACATATTCAGAATAAGCAATATTTTTCTCTAAGTTTTCTGCTAAGTACTCAGAATAGTTAACTGCTTTCTCTAAGTTTTCTGCTAAATAATCGTTATGTTCGATTAATTTGTTAGTAGTTTCTTGAAGAGCCTTGTTTTCATTTACCATTATTTGAACTTTCTCAGCCAAATAATCTAAATATTTAACAACTTGTGAGTTAGTTTTATTCAACTCATCATAATACTCTAAAAGTTGCTCTAATTTTTTAGGGCTCATATTCCCTTTTGTGATGGCACTTTTAACTTCTTTCTTTGTAGATGCCAATTCCTTAACTAAATACTGTGAGTAATCAGTTAATTGTTGTTTAGTAACATACTCATTTTTGTTCATGTTAAATAATTCTTCTGTTTTTGACTCATCGGATAATTCATATATCCTAAAGTTATTTTTTTCAATTTGACCGCTTTCACAGAATCCTAAAGATTCATTAAGTGCTTTTATACTCATTTTCGCTGATGCAAATCCTGGATCCGCAACGATGTCATAAGTGAAAAGTTTTTTAAGTGAAACAGTACCGTCAGACTCAGTTATACCAGCAGCTCTTGATGAAACAAAAAGAGGACAGTTGTCATCGACAAGCGCCTTCGCTTCTTTTCCCCAATAAGTACTTAATAATCTGATCTCACCTTCAATTAAATTTGATTCTTTTACGTAACTAGCTTTTGTAATTACGTGAGAAGCGCGAGAAAGTGATGTATCAAAAACATCTGGGTGATCAAACTCACCATAAACAACACCTAGGTTGCTCATTCTTTCATTCATCTCCTGTAGAGCAGGAAGGAATTTATCCGCGGTGTATATTCTCTCATTTCTGTTTTTAACATTAAATTCAGTGAATGTACCATTTAAGACATAATCCTTCTTACCAGTGCTGTTATTCTCTCTGATAAGAGAGTTAGTCGAATTTTCTACTATTAAAACTGGTTTCATGTATTAATTTATTTTTTGTGATAGAGTATATATAAACCTTATTTAACCGCATTTTTACTAAGGTGGATTTTTTACAGATAAATATATTTTTGTATAATTTCAAACTAAGTCAATTTTTTATATACAATAAGTAGTGGATTTTTTATAAAAATGATATTAACAAGAGAAATAGAAATTAAAGTCAATGAATCAAATTATCAGTACTATGATGATTTAGGTTATGACACAACAATTGGTGAAATTATAGTAATTCCTGTAGAACTTTTACCAAAAGGCTCACATTATAAAATAAAATGTAAATGTGATGGATGTGGTATAGAGAAAGATGTCATCTATAAAAACTACTTAAAATATGATAATAATTGGGGTGACTACTATTGTAGAAAATGCTCCGAAGTCAAAAGAAAGGAAACTCTAAGAAAAAACTTCGGAGTTGATTATCCAATACAAAATAAAAAGGTGTTGTCAAAAATGAAACAAACTCTAATAGATAAATATGGAGTTGACAATATTTCAAAAAAGAATAAAAAAAATGAGTAAATACAACGAGGGAGATATTTTCGAAACACAAATTGAATTCTCCACATCAGGTAACGGTGCAATTAGAATAGAAAATAAAGAATTCTTTGTTCATAAAAAAAGAACAAGTACTGCGTTGCACTTAGACAAAGTTAAAATTGTATTATTCCAAGGTGAAAAAAAACTAGAAGCAAAAGTAACCGAAGTAATCGAAAGATTTAAGACCGAATTTGTCGGAACAACACAAGTTAAAAAAGATCATACATTTGTAGTTGTTGATAATCCAAAAATAAAAGCAGATTTCTATATAAAAGGAAAACACATCGCTGAGAATAATCAAAAAGTTTTAGTTGAATTTGAAAGATGGGAACCAGGAATGAAATCTCCAATCGCTAGAATAATAAAAGTTCTAGGAACCGTTGGTGAGAATGAGACCGAAATGAATGCAATTATGTATGAGTATGGTCTACCGGTTGATTTTCCACAAGAAGTGATAAATGAATCAGAACTAGTATCTGAAATAATATCACAAAAAGAAATTGATAAAAGAAAAGATCTTAGAAATGTAACAACAATCGGTATAGATCCATTTGATTCGAAAGATGCGGATGATACTTTAAGTTTAGAGTTTATAAATGGTGAAAGATTTATATCTATAAATATAGCAGATGTTACACACTATATAACTCCAAAAACCGAATTAGACAAAGAAGCATACAAAAGAGGCACTTCTGTATATTTAGTAGATAGATGTGTACCTATGTTACCAAAAAGATTGAGTAATGGTATATGTAGTTTGAAATCAGGACCTGATAGACTATGTTACACCGCAACATTCAGAATTGATGATAAAGGAAAAGTAACAAAAAAATGGTTTGGTAGAACAATTATAAATGTAGACAAAGATTACTCGTATGAACAAGCACAAGAAGTTATTGAAAACGGTGGTGATGGTAGTGATACAGATTCAATTATATTAGAATTGGATAAAATTGCAAAAGTTATGAGAAAGCAAAGAATCAAAGATGGTTCTATTGAGATGGGTGGTAAAGAAGTTAAATTCAATCTTGATGAAAATGGTAAACCACTTGGTGTTTATTTCAAAGAGCAAAAAGATGCAAATAAACTAATTGAAGAATATATGCTACTTGCTAATAAAGAAGTTGCTAAATTCATAAAATCAAAAGAACTACCTTGTGTTAATCGAGTACACCCAGAGCCAGATGATGAAAAATTACTTCAGTTGAAAAGGATTGCTCTTAATTTCGGACACGAATTAGAAATAAGTGACCCGGAAACAACAAAGGATGAATTAAATAAACTTATCAAGAAAATAAAGGATACTCCTGAAGAAAATATATTAAGCACATTGGTTATTAGATCTATGAAAAAAGCTTACTATTCTACTGAGGAAATTGCACATTATGGCCTTGATTTTCAGGACTATACGCATTTTACCTCGCCAATTCGGCGCTATTCCGACATTTTGACAATGAGGTTATTAACAATCGCTCTTGGTAACGATGGATATCCTGTAAAAAAAATAAAATAATATGAAAGTTAATAAAAATGAATTAGAAGAAATTTGCAAACATATCTCTAAAAGAGAGGAATTAAGTGCAAAAGCACAAAGAGATTCTATAAAATATAAACAAGCAGAATATCTACAAGATAAAATAGGTCAAGTATTTGATGGTATCGTAACTGGTGTATTAGAGAGAGGTTTATATGTTGAAATAACTGAGAACAAATGTGAAGGCATGATCAAAATGGATTCATTAAATGGTGAATGGAATCTAGATGTTGATAACTTCGTAATAATTAGTCGACTAGGTGAGCAAATTAGATTAGGTGATCCTATAAAGGTAGTCGTGAATTCGATCGATCTATTTAAAAAACAAATTAATTTCACCAAATTCTAATGGGTCAATTGTTTGAAAAGGATCTAGTTGAACATCACACAGAAATATCATTAAATGGTCAAACACTTTCTCAATTTGAAAGGGTCTTATCAAGATATAGTGAGTGGATATCATTCAAAAGAGAAATAAGATTAAATACTTTACTTGATGATAAGAGAATTCAATTTGATATCGATGATATATCCGAATATGGATTTTTAGGAGATGATGAGGTAGATATAAATCTAACAAAAACTTGTATTCTTTTAAAGTCGATGAGTTTTATTTTAAGTGGTGATAAAATAGACAAATTAGAAATAAAATGGAGAGTTTTAAACACCAAAAATGGTGAAATCCTTAGAAATATAATAGAATCAGATATTAAAATTGATATAAATATGAGATTTAAAGAAGATGTCTTCTTTTACTTTTATATCGATGTTCCTAATTTGGATAAAGCAGCATAAAAAAGCCACTCAATTGAGTGGCTTTTTTTGAATATCTTCTTTTATTTTATTAAGCGCATATTCCCATTTTTCTTTAATGGATTTATATCTATGTTTATCCTGAAACTCCATTTTGGAAATTTGTATATTAAATTCTTCACTTAGGTTGCTACTATTAACTTCATCATAAATCTCATAAAATAAGTCATCATATTGTCCCATAGTCTTAGAATTCGAATTCAGCACCACCCGGTGCTTCTGCACCTCCTTGTGCTGGAGCCTGTGCTTGTGCAGGAGCCTCAGCACCGCCCTGTACTGGAGACTCAGCACCCATTTGAGCACCACCCTGAGCACCACCTTCCATACCAGGAGCACCACCTTCCATACCAGGTTCACCAGGAACACCAGAACCAATTGCACTGGCATCTTTCGCCCAGTATTTTTGATTTTCTGCTTTTTCTTCAGGAGTAAGTTTAAATATATGATCCATAATATACTCAATGTGGAAATATGGTTTCTCACCATTCATAACACCAAGTAAAGTACCGACGATACCTGCTTTTTTCTCTAAGTTACCTAATTTTTTCCATTCTTCAAATACTTGATTAGAATAGAATATAACATCGATTTGATTTAAGAACATTTCATCTTCTATCAATTCAGGAAATTCAATTAACATTTGTAACTTTATAGGTTTAACAATCAACTCTCTAAAATTAGCTCTTAATCTACCAATAAAGTTATGGAACTTAATCTCATCTCTTGTCATCTCAGCTGCATCAGTAACTAAATTACCACCCCCACTCTCACCTTCGAAACGATTTAATGGAATTTTACTAGCTCTTTTAAGTGCTTGGTGAAACCATTTCAACATACCATCTTCATTTAAATCGTGCCCTTGTGGTGATTTCAATTCCATAGATGGAGAACCAGCATCACCTTCCGGAAACCATATTTGTTTATTGAAAGGTAAGTGTTTAGATCCATTAAGTGTTAATGTACCAAGAGTTTCATCCCATTCAACTTCTTCTGAATAATCATGAATAAGTTGACCAATTTGCTCTTCTGCTTTTTGTCTAGAAAGACCTTTGATCGGAATTTTGAACTCTTGATAAAGAGTAGCATTAATTATGTTAAACATAATTTTTGTTTGTTCTAATATTTTCAATTGGTTATAAGGTTTGATTAAACCCTCAACATAAGAAGTTTCTGAGAAATCATTTTGTGTAGAATATGAAACGAAAACAATTTGTGAATCTAAGAATATTCTTCTTAATTGTGGATCTTCAGGAAACTGAATCCATAAGTGACCAACATTAGGCTCATAAGCAGGAACTATAGTCTCTGGTCTTAATCTATTAAAAGCAATAATGTTCTTTTTCTTATCATCATAAACGATCTCAATTGCAACATATCCATCAACTAAAAAGTCTTTAATCATATTCCAAGCAGTTATACTATCAGAGAAACCATATTTATTATAAATAGTTTCGAAATACTGTTGGTATTTATCTTTTATATCTTGTGAGTAATCATTTGAAATTGGTCTAGGTGAACAAAAGTCTCTATCATCATTATAAACAACACACTCATCAGCAACTTGACTAACAAAATCTCTAATCTCATCTTTTATAGAATACTCTCTAAGAATTCTTCTTTTATCATTATATGATTTATCTAAATAAGGAATAGACTTTCTATTAAGTACAGATGCTACAGCTCTTTGTGAGAAGAAATCATACATTGAGTTACCCTTTGCTGCATATGGATCTTCATTTATACCAATACCAACTTGGTTTCTGATAATCATATCATCATAGTTCATTCCATGATTTGAAAGATTTCTTAATATTCTATTGAATAACCCTTTATTCTCAACCGCAGAATTTTGCATACCAAAGGTTTGCTCAGATGCATTGTTATTGAAATAATTATATGATGCCATTAAAATTATAAAATTTTAAGGTATATATAAAAAATCAATTGCCCCAAAATTAAAAAAGAGGTTTTAAAGCCTCTTTTTCTATATTCCTAATTTACCCAAGTTTTCATCTCTCAACTTTTCTTTGAGTCTTTGTTCGTATTTCTCCAACATAATAGATTGAACGGAATTATAATAAAATCCTTGATTATTTCGTGATCAAATTTCATAATCTTAGATATAAAATGTTCTGTTAACTAAATTGATTGCTTCTTTGCCAATTGACATAGCGGTAATAACACTTATAATATCTTTTTGATAATTTGTTATATGTCTAAGTAATTTATCAAAGTTTTTAACGGAATATCTATCTAAGAATAAGTTACCACTTTGCCACTTAACACTACCATCTTTATTAATAGTTGTGTTTATTCGGTGTGTGTTGTCGTTGCCGGATTTAAAGATAAACATAATAGTGTTTGATTCTTTCTCTCTTAAAACACGAGCTTCTATAAACTTAGCATCTTCGAATGCCTTTACCTCACCAACTAAAATATTAAACTTTAATTCGGATATTTTTCTTTCTTCAATTTTATTAGCATGTTCTATAAAAGAATTTGCTTTGCTTTTTTGACCAAAAGTAATTAACTTTTCTGCTGCGGAAATATAAGTTGTATAATTCATAGTGTTTTGTTTTTATTTATACAAATATACAAAAAAACTATTTACCACCATATTTTTTTGCAGATTTCTGCAATCTTTCTATATGTTTTTTTAATAGATCATATTTACCATCTATTTCCTTATTAACATCATAAAACTCATCTATTGATGAATTCATCATTTCTTTATCTCTTTTATCTTGCTCAACTATTTTCTTCTTCCAAATCTCTATAAGTTTCTTTGGATCATACTTTGCCTTTGGGTGTTGAGAATAAAGGAATCTAGGTAATAAATCCAATTCTATTTTATGAACCAGTTTAACCTGTGCTAAATTATATTCCATAATTGAATACTGAAAGCCATATTTTCTTAGTTCTTTATACATAGCATCATATTTAACTTTTAAGAAGAAATTCTTTTTAGTAAAATCTTGTTCCTTTATATAAGGATCGAATAATGCAACTCTTACTTTTAATGGTATAAAATTTAAATTAATACAAAAAAGAACTATTTGATTATCAAACTTCTTAAAGTCAACAACAAAAACCGGTGAATATTTAATCCAATTGGAATCATCTAAATAATGTAGAAAGTAAAATCCACCTGGTTTTATCTCAGAAATTCTTATTGACTTTACAGATTCATCAGTCTTTTGATATTTTTGATAAAAAAACAATGTGTTATTTTTGAAGTTCTCTACTTCATCTCCGCCATATACTAGTAGATTTAATTTTACTAATTCTGCTAAATGTCCCATTTATAAATGATTTTTCTTTATATATAAAATAAATAAAAATAATTTATGATAAATTCTAAACCAAGTAGTAGCAAATACCACAATGGTAACTTTATTCCAACTAACAAAGACAAAGTTCTTAAGTTAAATAACGAAGGTGGTGTTTATTATAGAAGTTCTTGGGAACAAAAGATAATGGTTTGGTTAGATCAAAAAGATGAGATCTTTCAATGGGGTGCAGAGTGTCTAGAAATACCTTATCAAATGACACACTTTGATAATGGTGATGCTAGGGTTAAATCTCACAGATATTATCCAGACTTTTTTTATAGATTAAGAGGATCAGATGGTGTTTTAAGAGAAGTTGTTGTTGAAGTAAAACCAAAAAAAGACTATAATATGGTTATTGCTTTAAGTGAAGGTAAATTACAAGTACCAGAAAAAGGATTGAAAAAACTTAAAAGTTTTGAATATGATATGAAAATGGCTTATAAGAATAAACAAAAATGGGAGATCATGATCCAGTGGTGTCAGAAAAAAGGATATGAGTTTATTATAATAACAGAAGATAACTTAAAAAAGTTTTCTGTATAGAATTATAGAGTATATGACTATCACCAAAAAGGGTAGAATATAAATATAAACAGAGTACAATAAACGATTTATATGATAAGCTACAAATTTAAGTATATTTAGAACTATTACCAATAAAAATAGTAAGTAGAAACTAGAAAATAAACCTATAATTGGCCAAATAAAAGAGATACTTTTAAGAAGATACATCGATACATCGATAAAAGTAACCTTTTCTATATCTTTATTTTTAAAATTAACATTAAGTCTTTTTCTATTATAAATAAATAAAAATTCATTTACAATTAAAACACCTAATATTATATAAAATAAATAACTCATTCTTTTATAATTAATTCATTTAGTGAAATTAAATTATTAAGAGAGTTTTGGGTAATTCTAACGGTTTTTTCCTCTGATAAAGATTTAAAAAGATCATCATCAACAAATGCATAGATCGAACCACCAACTATACGATCATACTCATAAGGTACTTCCTCACCTCTATCATCATAAATTGATTTCAAATACATATCTCTTTCCAAATCATCAATATGCAATGAGCAACCATCTGGTCTAACACCCCATCCTCTTTCAGATTCTTCCCACAATTGTAAAATAACTTTATTCATAATAATCTAATTTATAAAAATTATATACTAATATAGTAAAAAGTTTTTAAATAAAAAATATAGTAAAATATAACTTTTTTTAAAATATGCCCTATTTTTTAGGCATATGTCTCGAAGAAAGACACTTTTTTAATAAATACATTAAAAAATAACATAAATTATGATAAAATTAGAATATATTTGGTTAGATGGATCTAAAACTCAACAAATTAGAAGTAAAACAAAAATTACAAAGTCTAAGTGGGTAACCGAAGATTTATTAAGACAATATAAAACAGGTACTAAATCAGCACCGGTTTGGAATTACGATGGCTCTTCTACTTATCAAGCAGAAACATCTAAATCAGAATTGTTATTAATGCCGAAAAATTACTTTTTAAATCCATTTGTAAAGAACTCTATTATTGTTTTGTGTGATGTTTATAATACAGATGGAACACCACACACGACAAACACCAGAACAAAAATGATGGAAGCATTGTATAAATATGATGATGAGACCAATTGGGGCTGGGAACAAGAATATTTTATCTATGACAACAAAACAAACAAACCATTAGGATGGCCAACAGAAGGTGAACCAAGAGAACAAGGTGATTACTATTGCGCTGTTGGTTCTAGCAATGTATCGGGTAGAGAGTTCGTAGAAGAACACACAGAGATTTGTATTTTAGCAGGGTTAGCAATTGGTGGAACCAATGCAGAAGTAGCGTTAGGTCAATGGGAATATCAAATTGGAACAGTTACCGCAGAAGAAGGTGCTGATCAATTATGGGTATCTAGATATTTCTTACACAGATTAAGTGAAGAATATGGATATACAATTGTATTAGATCCAAAACCAATTAAAGGTAATGATTGGAATGGATCAGGAATGCACGTTAACTTTTCAACCAAAACTATCAGAGAAGATAAAGTCAATAAGAAAGAGATTGCTATTGAGATGTGCAAAAAATTAGAAAAAACACACACTGAACATATTGTGGTTTATGGCGAAAACAACGATGCTAGATTAACTGGTTCAAATGAAACATCATCTATTAAAGATTTTGGATGGGGTATTGGCGATAGAACTAAATCTATTAGAATTCCTTCAACTATTAATGATCCGAATGCGATTGGTTATATTGAAGATAGAAGACCAGCATCTAATGGAGATCCATATTTAATTGTTGATAGAATGGTTAGAACAATTCTACAAGATGTTGAAATCTTAGAAGAAAATTAAAAATTAAAAAACCCACTTAATCAAGTGGGTTTTTTAATTAAAATCCTTCAGATTTATCAAACATTTTCCAAATTTCCTCAAATCTAGAAGTATCTGAAAATCCTAGTAGCTTAAGTATTTGAAGTCTTCTAATATAAGATTTAGATCCAACTACTTTTTTCGAATCATCTGTGTTGTCCTCTAATTCTATAAATTCTTTTGCTAGTTCTTCTTGTTGTCTATTAAGTTTTTCAGAATCACAAAGATCCATTAATTGACTAGAGATAGGAATTTTAGGATCAATAGTTAATGAGAAACTTTCAAAAGTTTTAACGTATTTCATTTTTATTTTAATTTTTTATTATATATTAAATTATAAAATTAAAAAAAACACTTAATTAAGTGGGCTTTCTTTTTTATGGTATCTAAAATAGTATTTTACTTTACTACCAAATGGATTATTATCCTTCACACAAACATCAACATAGATGTAAAATCTAAATTGATGCATATACACTTCTAAAACATCTTTTAATATTTCTCTACTTATATATCTATAATCATATGCATCATTTATATATGAAGAAAAACCACGAGAGTATTCGATTTCATTATTATAAGGAAGTGAATAAGGATCAGTTTTAACAATAGCATTTATATTTAATTTATTAAATATTTCCAAAAGGTGTTTTTCAACACTTCTTTCAAATTTATAAATCTGAATTTTATAATTTTCTTCTGTTTTATCATCACCTACAATTGGTGATAATGAAAAAGATTCTAAATTTGGTATTTTTCTTTCCATATCTTTTCTATTTTTTCTCTTCTAATTCTTCTTCTAGAAGGTATCTCAAATTTAGCATTTGTAAATCCAGGTGAAGAAACTATATCGTATGGTAATGAAATATCATAATGAATGGAGTCCCATTCCTTCGTTACTTCCTTCAATTGAGATGAGTCTAATTTGGTGTTCATTATCTCCTTTCTTTTTATAAAGGTCATTATAACCCTTTGCAATTCCTCTTTTAAAGATCTCTGTGAAATAAGCAAATGCATTTACAGATTTTTCTTCATTGAAGTTATACCAGTTTTGGAAGACATAAAGTAAACCACTTTGGTAACAATCCATTTTATCATCATTTGACCAATATCTCATCTTTTTGATGGTCTTTTTTGCTAGAAGTTCTAGCATTTTTTGTGCAGGTCTTGTAAGTCTACCTTGTGCCTTACTCACCACCAATTCAATATATAATTCTCTATTATTAAGATACATTAATAAGCATTTATTTTTTAAAGACTCGATCATATCAGTCTTTTCTGCTTCATGTTATTTTATATAACAATTTTATATAAAAGTTTATTTAAAATAACATCTCAAATTTAATCTTACCGCAATCCCATATCTTATATAAACCTTTATTTTTCATTTCTAATGACTCTGATAAATTAGTTTTTAATTTTGACTTACTATATCTAGATTTGTGAACTCGCTTACCATTCACAATATACTTATAATCTTCTTTACTTTCATTTATATTTGAGAATCCTAACTTATAATAAAGATCTCCTTGACTCCAATCTTTATCAGCATAACTAATAATCCTAGTTGGATTATTATTTTTAATAAAATAATTTAATAGTCTAGAAGCGCCACCAACGACGTTGGTATCTAATTTATTACAAAATCTATTAAGATTCCATTCATTATCTAACATTCTTTTTCTACCTTCCAAATTATCAAATGTCATCAAACTTACCAATTCATTGGATAAATATAAACCTATCTTCTTTATCGAATTTGTATATCCTTGTATATGATTCTTATTTAAAAATTCTCTACATTCTGTTAAACCAACCTCTTTTATTTCACACACTCTTGCAAATATTTTAAAAGATGTTGTTGAAATCCAATTTCTTATTTGACTTTTTATTATATCATTATTAAATACCCAATCATCCTCCCATATATGTATTATTCTTATACCAATTTCATTAAAATATTGTGTCTTTTTTGAATGGTAATTTCGCTCCTTGTATTCTTCAGAATGCCAATAAAGACCATTAAACTCAAATCCTAATTTTAAATCAGGTAAATAAATATCAATTTCTAAACCATCTCTATATGATTGCATTATCACACCATTATAAATAGATGATATGAATTTATATAATTCTAATTCTTTTATTGATCTAGTATTACCAATTGGATAACATATTGTGCATAATGGTAAATTAGATGAGATTCTCTTATAGTAATTATCTATATGTATTTCAAATTCATGTCCAAGTTCGCATCTCATTAGAGATTTACTATTATTTATATATTTTAAAAGTCTACTATCGGATGTAATTGAATATTTATCTTTTCTCAAAAAATAAGACTTCATAGGATTATCAACACCATATCTATCTAAATTAGTTTTTATCGTTTTATGCTTAAATTCATCTAGTTTAATTGGAATTTCAACACCATATTTATCTAAATTGGTATTTTTTACTTTATTTCTAACATCAATAGATTTACTAGGATTATCAACACCTAAATTCGATATCCAAGTTTCCTTTGATTTATTTCTTATAATTTCTGATTGCGAAGGAAACTCAACACCATATTTATCCAAATTAGTGCTCTTAAATTTAATCAAAAATTCATCAGTCTTTGAATAACTATCAAAACCATATCTAATTAAATTAGTAACTTTTGATTTCTCTCTAATTATATTGGATTGTTGCAAAAACTCAAAACCGTATCTATCTAAATTTGTATTTTTTACTTTATCTTGTGTTTCACCTAACATCATTGGGTGTTCAACACCATATTTTATTAAATTAGTATCTTTTGCTTTTAACGAACCACAATGTTTTGAGCAAGCATATTTATTACCAATAGATATATTTCTAGAATATTCTTTATAAGTTGCAGAAACTATCTTTTTGCAGAAATCACATTCTATATTAACCAATTGCCTTGATCCTGTATTTAAATCAGAAACTTTTAATTCAATAAAATCACCAGTTATATCATAACCCAATTTTTTGAAATTGTCTAATTTTCTACATCCCTTTGTTGCTATCTTAATATATAAATCTATAATCATACTATATATACAAATTATGTGGCTATTCGTTTTAAAGATAAATAAAAAAAAGTCACCTAATTTATTAGGTGACTTTTTAAATTTAATTGTATTACTTATAATTTAACTCTTTCGTTATATTGTAACTCTTTTACTCCGTTTAATTCTGAGTCAAGAACTGATTTTCTTTTTTCTAAATTTTTAAGTGCCGTTGTTAATACTTCTGATTCACCGATCATTTTAATAGAGCCATTTAATTTTTCAATATTGAAATTTACATCTTCTAATTTAAGTGTGATTTCTCTTTCTTTATCTTCTAATTTTCTTTTAACTACCATTTCTTTACTTAATCTATTTTCAAAGAAATAAGTTAAGTCATAATTCAACTCATTTCTAACTTCATTTACTAACTCGAGTGCAGATTCGTATTTAAAGAATGAATTACCATATCTTTCATCACATCTGTATAAGTAAGTTGCGTTTTTATAATTGAATGCGAAACATTCTAAATAAGGATTGATTAAGTTGTTAACTCTTTTAACAACATCTAATTCTACAAATTTATCTAAGTTTTTATTAACTTCTAATAAAATTGGATAAAAGTTTTTATTCACGATTGGAACGATTGGTGAGTTGAATAAACTTTCTAACGTAGTTTCTTCGTTCATCTCATCGTCATTGATATAGATACCTGCTTTTTTACCAACACCTAAACCAATTGTTAAGTATTCAGAAACTCTGAAATTAACTCTATCTTCTGTGATAGAAGCATATTTCATTGCAGTTTCAAGCATTCTCATAGATTTTAAATCTTCCGCATCTTTAACGTGATTTTCCAATAATGTTTTTTCAATTAAATTTTCACTTAAAATAAACCAAGAATCTTGTACAAGTGCAATATGACCTTCTTCCACTTGTTCAACAATTGTAAAAATAGACTCACCTTTACCACCGCTTAACAAATTTGTTCTTTGCTCTGGTGATTTAGTTAAGTTATGTACAAATAACTTGATTTCTGGAACCCAGTCATAAACTGCTAATTCATTAAGAACTTTAGACATTCTATCTTGGTCCGTTTCCAAGTTAATTGTTTGTAAAAGAACATTAATTGGTTGTCTATATAATTCACCACCATTTTTAGTGTTCAATACATTGTATAAGTTTTTCAATTCGTATAATAACTCATTGTTTCTCATATCATCATTAAGATTCTCTAATAGAGATCTAACTTCTTTATCATAAGTATATGCTTTAAGTCTTTCATTTAACGAAAGTATAATAGCTTTTTCAGATGCTTGATTACAAGCATTCATGTGTCCTTCAACTATTACCGAAACCTCTTCTTGGTCAAGAGACAGATTCTTTTTAAAGTTAAACAATTCAAGTTTAAGATTCTTCATATTTTAAAGTATTTTTTTTTATTTATAGAGTATATATTAACAACAAAAAGTCATTTTTTTCCATTTATTTACCAGAGTTTCTTTCTCTTGACCTAAGTATATCTTCAAACCATCTAGATCTTTTTGGTATGACCATAGCATAGTCAGCATTTGCTAGTGATCCATTAACATCATTTTGATTAAAGAAACTACCTGTTGCACCATAAACACTATTATCAACCCAAGGGCCATTATTCCAACTAGCATTATCAGGTTGTGCAAAAAAATCAGATACGGATCCTTTGAATGAATACCCATTTAGATCTTTCATACCTGACCCATAATCCACTGGATATCCAACACCATTAACTCTATCTGGTCTAAATGCCGGATAATAAGTATCTACGGTAAATGAACATTTTAATTTTATACTATTATCACTCGTTAAATTCTTTTCTCTACTCATCTCAACCTGACTAGTATCTGGCATAAGTATAACAGCATCTATGTTCATAAAATTATGTTCAAAATACATAAACTTATAAAGCCACATTGTGTCCATTATTGCTTGACTACACTTAAATGAATCTAATTCACTGGATAATAATATAGTTAAATCATACGTAACTGAAATAGGAACACATCTAACTTTTGTAAGTATCTTTCTTATCTCTGCTTCATTCTCAACAACCATTCTAAGCCAAACATTTGGATTAGCAAATTCATCTGATTTTATATTAAAACCAGTCATTGTTAAATGACCTCTTGGTATAATATCAGTATTTAACTCAACAAATCTATTCTCAGATACTATATCATCTGAGAAGGAATCTAATAAGAATCTCTCATCTCCTGTCATTGAGTAATAAATTGGAACTTTTACAAATCGATCACCACTGCTGAATCTATTTGTCCATTTTATTTGATTTTCAAGTGTGTCTAAAACACATACGGTTAGATCACGAAAGAAGACATCTTCAAAGTTGTATTTTTCACCTATCATATCTCATTTTCTAATATTTTGCGAATGTTCTTATATTCATAGTATGGAATTCTTACAAGCTGCTTAAACTTAATATCATGTTTCACACATCTAATATCAACCTTTTCTTTCATTTTTTTATAGTCTACTAGGCTATAGTCATATAAATCACCATGTTTATCAACGCATCTTTTTATGAAAATATCAGTTGTTAATTCTTTACCCATATCGGTATATATTAAATAAACTTTCTTTCTATTCTATCATATATCATGTATAAAAATATAATATGTCAGTAAAAAATTTATTACTCTGGGAAAAATGGAGACCCAAAACATTCGAAGATATAATCTTATTACCTAGGATTAGAAAACAATTTGAAAATGGTGTCAACCAACATTATATATTTCACGGACACTACGGAACGGGTAAGACAAGTTTAGCAAGAATATTAATAGGTAGACACTCTAAAAAAACCGCATACTTAGAGGTAAATTGCTCAGAAGAAACATCAGTCGATTATCTAAGAGAAGAAATATCAAGATTCTGTAAAACTCAACCAATGTTTGAGGTTGAATCTGATATAAAATATGTATTCTTAGATGAGTTTGAACGTGTTTCTGCTCAGTACCAAGATGCATTCAAAGCATTTATCGAAAAGTATAATAATAAAGGTGTTCGTTTTATCTTATCAACGAATCATATAGATAAGATACGAGGTGGTTTAAAATCTAGAATAAAACTTATTAATTTTGACTGCAGAGATCTAGAAGAAGAAAAGTTCTTAAAGATAGAAATATTTAAAAGAATTCAAAATCTTGTTTTACCAAAAGAAGGTAAGGAAATAGAGAAAGAAAATCTAGTTTCACTTATAAATAAAAAGTTTCCAGATTTTAGAAACATATTAGTAGAAGTCCAAGACTTTTTAGAAACCGGTGATACCAACACCGGTTCTAGCAATGTATCTAATAAAGTAAAACTAGATTTGTATAATATGTTATACAAAAATAGCGATTATGAAACAACGTATCATTTTATTATGGGTAATTTTGGACCTGATAAAGTATCAGATATGTTACAACTACTAGGAAGACCTTTTGTAGATTGGTCATTAGAAAATAAAAAAAGTATTGACAAGTTATTTGAATGCAATTTTGTTATTTCGGATTATTCAAGTAAGTTAGAAACTAATACAGATCCACTTGTTTTAGGAATGACCGTTATAGGTAAATTTATAGATATATTAAAAGAGAACTAAAAAGGTTCTCTTTTTTTATATATACTTTATGTATATAAAAAGAGATTATAAAAATTATGAATTTTAATTTTACAGACTTTTATATTGGTTATCCTGGTCACCCAAGATTTAGAGATCCGGGTGTAATAGAAGATGATGTTATTAGAGTAATAATACAAAAATATGAAATGATACTATTCACTAACAAAGGTGAGGTATTTGCTGACTTGGACTTTGGAGCAAATTTAGAAGAACTACTATTTGAAACTAAATTATCAGCAGAAGCAATAGAGGGTATGATAAATACTCAAATAGAAAAATATATAAGTGAGTTGTCTGGCACAAATTACACATTAACCGTTTCCTTTTTTGAAGATCCTGAAAGATATCAAGATTATATGGAGATACTCTTAAATATAAGAGACTATGAAGTTTACACTGTTGTAGGTTAAAGTAAATAATTCTCATTTATAAACGAAATAAAATCGTGTATATGTTTCTCTTTTATCTTTTTAGGTAAATCCTTAAAACTAATATCATCAGTCCATTCTTTATTAAAAACCCATTTCATATTCTTAGGTGCTTTCTTTTTGGACTTATATTTATTTCGCATAGCCCAAATGTATTTTGCTTGTTGTTTAGATTTTGCTGGCATAATTAATTATTATTTTATAGGACAATATGATGCAGAATAGATATATCCATCATTTCTTTTGAATTTAACACCCATTGATTTAGCTGCAACTTCAACGTCTAGAAGACATTCAGAATCAGCACCACCAACTATAGTTACTTCTACATCATTTACTTGTGCTTCTGTAATTTCAATAAATAGATCATATAACTTTTTAGGACAGTGAAACCAACGATGTCGATTGTCTATAAAAACTATTATAGTTCCTTCTTTTGTATTAAAGAAGTCACCTCGTTTCAATTCTTTCTTATCTTCTTTATCACTAACTTCTTTATAAGTATCTTCATCTAGAACCTTTTTATAGAAGTCAGAATCAACATCATAATTATATCTCTTCTCTATCAAATCTGTTTGGTTTGGAAAATGATATAAATCATCGTGTATTGGTATATCAGGATTCTCATCATATAAGTAATCTTTATCAACATTCTTACCTAGATGATGGTTATCCCATATTTGATAAACTCTACTGAAGTTCTTACAATACTTTTTTAATTCATGAATATACATTTCAGTGAAAAACTTTTTAAATGATCTTTGCACATCTACGATTATAAGAATGTCATTATTCTTATTGTGATTTTCAAAAGTTTTTATATATCTCATATTCTATATATTATTTAAATATATTGTTAAAAAAGAGGTATCTGTTGAAGAATAATCAGAATCAGTAATTACAAAATCAACACCATAAGATTTCAATCTATCTGCAATTAATTTATTAAAATCTTCAACTTTTTTATCATCTTCATCAGTCGCTCCTAAATTATATAAAACAATTTCAAACGCTTTGCTATTTTTAGAATTAAGTAAACTATCAACATCAACATCAACATATTTAGTTAGATTACCAGACTTTAGTGTATAAATCGAATTCCAATTCGCTTGTTCCCAAGAAGGTGCTTTCCAACGTGTCTGTGTTTTATAAGTAACTAAACCAAAGTCCAATCTTACACTTGCATTTAGAAATAATTCATCAATACAAGACAAACAAAGATCTAGTAATTCATATGGATCTATTCCCCATATTTTCTCAACTTCACTTTCATTATCAAAGTTCTCAAATAATTTTAAATGTTTCATAGATTATATATTAAATAAAAAAACTCATCAATTTCTTGATAAGTTCTTTTTAATTTCTAGTTTACTAGTATCTTATAAAGGTAATTCTTCTTCTTCCTCACCTTCTTTCTTTTCTTCTTCCTCTTCCTCTTCTTCTTGAGCAGGAGCTTGACCTTCTTGTGCTTGAGCAGGTTCTTCAAACTGAGCACTTGGTTGTGCTACGGTTTCTTGTGCTTGAGCAGGTACTTCTTCCTGTGCAGGGGCTTCTTGTGCTACTGGTGCTTCTTGTGCAGCAGGTTGAGTTTCTGCTTGTGTATCAACTTGAACTTGTGGTTGCTCTGTTGTTGTTTGAGCAGTTGTTTGTACTTGACCTTGTGCGCCACCCATTAAAGCAGATCCATCAATTTTATCAATATCTAATCCAGATGTAGTGATATGTTTTACTAATTCTTCTGCGATTTCAACATCACCAAAGAACTGACGCAAATTTTTACCAGTTGTATCTTTAACTTTCTTAACATAAGAATTTATCAATGATTGTGGAATATCAACCATAGATCTAACTTTATAAATATCCCCTACGCTTATAACAGATTCTTTAATTGCTTCTTCAAAAATTGAAGGGTTTATCGCTTTTAAATTCGCTTTAACTGTTCTATGAGATTCAAATGTTCTAATATGTTTCATTTTTTAGTTTAATTTTTTATATAGTTATATATTAAGTAAAAAATATCATTTTTTTTCACTTTATTTTGTAACTAGTACCGCTATAAGTGTTAATACAACACCACCAATGAAACCACCACCAATTGATTTCCACTTCATTTCTCTAAGATCTTTTTTAAGACCATCAATTTGCTCTTGATTATTTACCTTTTGTTTATCACATAAATCTATATTCGTTTGTAGATTTTTAATTTGCTCAACCAAAAGTTTAATTTGTTTATCCCTATCAACAACTTGCTTATCAGTCTCAGAATTAATACTCTTCAATAATACTATCTGATTATTTTTCTCATCGATTACTTTAACATATGATAGATTAAGACTATCACACTTAATTCTAGAAACCTTTAAAAGTTCATATATCTCTAAATCATTATCTATTTTCTGTGCTTGCTTAAGGGTAAAAACAACAACCTTTTCACCTTTGTTATTTAATTCTATTTTAGGATATTCCTGAGAAAATGAAACTAATGATATGAAAAGTAAAAGTAAAAAAAATAAATTCTTCATTGTCTAACTTTATTTTTTAGTGAATTAATTAAATCATCATCGACTCTTCTAATTGGATTCTTTAAAAGATCTTCTATCTTTCTATCGGTATCTCTTTTTTCTTTTTCTAGAATATAAACCTGTTTGTTTGCTTTATCTAGTTTAAAATCGGATTTAATTAAATCATTTTTTAAACCATTTATAATTTTTGTTCTTTTATTAATAGAATCTTGTAATACATTGACATCAATTTGTAAACTTTTATTAATTTTAATCAGTGAGTCTCTAGAACATTGCAAATTT